GGCATGACACCTGCCAGCCGCAGCAAGGTCAAGCAAGCGCCTGAGTCAAAGCCAGCCGACCCGTGGGATGAATTCGGCGGCGCAACCAAGCAATGAGCCACATCGACCAAGCGAACGCCTACATCGCGTCGGTGCTATCCGGAGAGGTGCCGGCCTGCAAGTGGGTGCGGCTGGCTTGCGAGCGTCAGCGTGACGACCTAGCACGACCGCCGGGAGGCTACCGGTTCGACCATGACCGGGCCGGGCGGGTGTGCAGGTTCATCGAGATGCTGCCGCACATCAAAGGCGAGTGGGCCGGGCAGGCGATACGTCTGGAGCCGTGGCAGTGCTTTGTGCTGACGACGGCGTTCGGGTGGATTGGCGAGGACGGTCGGCGTCGGTTCAAGACTGCCTACGTCGAGGTGCCTCGCAAGAATGGCAAAAGCGCCCTGTCGTCAGGCGTGGCGCTCTACATGCTAGCAGCCGATGGCGAGGGCGGTGCCGAGGTCTACAGCGCGGCCACGACCCGCGATCAGGCGCGCATCGTGTGGGATGACGCAAAGCGAATGGTAGAGCGCAGCGAGGGGTTGCGCCGGTTGGGCGTCGGTGCGTCGGCTCATGCTATCCATCTACTGCGTGAGGCGTCCACATTCCGGGCGTTGAGCCGTGACCAAGGGGGAAACCTTGACGGCCTGAACGTCCACTGTGCCGTGGTTGATGAACTGCACGCACACAAGACCCGCGACGTGTGGGATGTGTTGGAAACTGCGACCGGTGCCCGCCGGCAGCCGATGCTGTGGGCGATTACGACGGCAGGGTTCAACCGGGCAGGCGTGTGCTTCGAGGTGCGCACGTACCTGCAAAAGATACTGTCCGGCGCGCACTATGACCCTGAATTCTTCGGAGTGATATGGGGCATTGACGACACAGACAAGTGGGATGACCCGACGGTGTGGCAGAAGGCCAACCCGAATTGGGGTATCAGTGTGAAGCCTGACGACATAGCCCGCAAGGCGCGTAAGGCAATGGAGATGGCGGCGGCTACGAACAACTTCCTGACGAAACACCTGAACGTGTGGGTGAACGCTGATACCGCATGGATGGACATGCGCAAGTGGTCAGGGTGCGAAGATGACCTGATGACGATTGACGAGTTCGAGGGAGAGCCGTGCTGGATTGGCATTGACCTTGCCAGCAAAATTGACATTGCCGAGGTATCGGTGGTGTTCGAGCGGGCCGGAAACCTGCACGTATTTAACCGGCACTACCTGAACGAGGACGCGGTAGAGGACGGGCGCAACAGTCAATACGCAGGATGGGCCGGCGATGGCCGGCTGACTGTTACCCCGGGTAACGTCACCGACTATGCGTACATAGAATCAGACCTTGAGGAAATCGCCCGCCGGTTCAACGTGCGCGCCATAGGGTACGACCCGTGGCAGGCGGTATACCTTGCCAACCGGCTGACCGAAAAGGGGCTGCCGATGGTGGAAGTCCGGCAAACAGTTCAGAATATGAGCGAGCCGATGAAATACCTACAGGCAATGGTATACTCTGGAAAGTTGCGGCATGACGGTGACCCTGTTCTGTCGTGGATGGTGTCAAACGTCGTGGCCCATTTGGACGCGAAAGAGAACATCTATCCGCGCAAGCAATCGCCGGAAAACAAGATTGACGGCGTAGTGGCATTGATTATGGCGCTCGGTCGGCACATCAACGAGCGCAACGAACAAGAGACGGACATATCCGACTGGATATCATCCCCGGTCATAAGGTGACGGAATGGCATGGTCGTGGAGTTGGTCTAGGGTAGTCCGGTGGTTCGGCCCGTCAGGCATTGACCAAGGGCGCGGAGAGCAGTCACCAATCCCTCGCGGGTATCCGTACAAGGCGGCGGCCAGCGTCACGACAGACAACGCGCTGCAACTGTCTAGCGTGTGGTCATGTACGCGGCTGCTATCCGAGACTGTTGCTAGTTTGCCGCTGAACCTGTATCAGAAACGAACCAACGGCGCGGCTGTGCTGCTGGAAAACGAGCCACTGCACGCCATCCTGCACGACCGGCCCAACAGCATGATGACTTCGCTGGAATTCCGCGAGGCCATGATGACCAACCTGGTATTGCTTGGCAACGGGTATGCCCGCATCCAGCGAGCCGGCGAAACCGATGACAGTCTAGGCGGATCAATCGTCGGGCTGTGGCCTATCCCCGCCTCGCAGATGTCGCCGCAGGTTTTGGACGATGGCTCGGTCGTGTACGTGCACATGACCGAAAAAGGCACGAAGGTTTATGCGCCCGAGCGGATTCTGCATATCAAACTGTTCGGGAACGGACTGGTCGGGCTTTCCCCGCTGGCCTATGCGCGCAACTCCATCGGCGCTGGCATTGCGATGGAAGATCGGGCTAGCACGTTCTTCGCCAATGGTGCGAAACCGTCCGGCGTGCTGATGGTCGATAAGGTGCTTACTCCTGATCAACGCAAGGCCATTCGAGACAACTTCGCGGAATTGGAATCCGGCAGCGAGGATAGGCTGTTCGTTCTGGAAGCCGGCGCGAAGTATGAGCAGACAAGCATCAGCCCGCAGGACGCGCAGTTGCTGGAGTCTCGCCGGTTCCAGTTGGAAGATATCTGCCGGTTCTTCGGCGTGCCATCGTTTCTGGTGAACGACACCGAGAAAACAACGACATGGGGCAGCGGTATCGAACAGATGATGCTCGGGTTCTACACGCTGACCATGCGACCGTACCTAGAACGGTGGGAGTCGGTCATATACAACTCGCTGCTAACACCGCAGCAGAGGGCAGCCGGATGGTATGTAGAGTTTGATTTTGATTCCCTGCTACGCGCCGATATGTCTGGCCGTGCTAACTACTACTCGCAGATGGTACAAAATGGTATATTGAACCGGAATGAAGTCCGGGCTAGGGAAAATCTACCGCCATTTGCAGGCGGCGACACCCACACGGCACAGGTCAATATGGCTCCGGTCGGGAGTCTGGGGGAGAGGAATGGAACGCAAACTACTGGCGCTTGATGCGACAGAGATTCGGTTCAGCGGTGGGAAGGCTCGTACTTTTGAGGGCTACGCCTCGGTGTTCGGCGGCGTTGATTCCTACGGCGATACCATCGTGCGCGGCGCGTTTGCGAAGGCGATTAAGGGCAAGACGCCAAAAATGTTTTTCAATCATCGGTCATGGGAACTGCCAATCGGCAAGTGGCCTGTGATGCAAGAGGATGAAAAAGGCCTGTTCGTCGCAGGAGAATTCACCGAAGGCCTGCCGCAATCAGAGGCAGTTCTGGCAGCGGTGAAGCACGGAACCATTGACGGGCTGTCAATCGGGTTCCGCATGAATGCCGGCGATTTCGAGAATACCGAAAAAGGCCGCATCATCAAGAATATTTCCGAGTTGGTAGAGGTGTCCGTCGTGACATTCCCTGCCGATTCGGCGGCGCGGGTAGACATGGATAGTGTCAAGTCTGCGCTGGAAGGTGTCGAGAGTCTGGCGGATTTTGAGCGGTTCCTGCGTGATGCAGGCGGCTTTTCAAAGTCTGTCGCAACGGCTCTGGTAAGCAAGGCCCGATCAATTGCCCGGAGTGAGTCTGGTGCGGAAGATGCGGCGAAACAAGCGGCGGAAGTCCGTCGGATGTTGCAATCTTTCAAAATCACTCTTTGAGGTAATACACCATGAGCATTGAAGTAGTTAAAGCAGAACTTGAAGCCGGCCTGAAGCAAGTCAACGCAGAACTGAAAGGCTGGATGGAAAAGGCCGAAGGCCAACTCCGTGACGCCGGTCAGGTCAACAAAGACGTGAAGGACGCTGTAGACGCGATGGGCGTCAAGTCGAAGGAAATCTTCGACCGCCTGACCATGCTGGAGCAGAAGGCCGGCGCGATGAAAACCGAGGCAGACGCCCCGGAAACCATCGGCGAGATGCTGGTGAAGTCTGACCAGTTCAAGGCGTTGCAGCAGGGCCGCGCCCGCGCTGCCACCATCGAACTGAAAACCGCCATCGTCAACGCCACTGGCCAGAATCAGCCGCTCGTGCAGTCTGCGCGCGTGCCGGGCATCATCGAGCCGGCGCGTCGTATGCCGCGCGTTCGTGACCTGTTCCCGCGTGGCGTCACGTCAAGCAACCTTGTGGAGTTCTGCAAGACGAACGTCATCACCAACAACGCCGGGCCGCAGTATTCCAGCCCGAACTACGAGAACGTGACAAAGCCGGAGTCTGGCGTGACGTTCACGCTTGCGTCGGCGGCTGTGACGACTCTGGCGCACTTCATCCCGGCGTCGAAGCAGGTGCTGTCGGACTCCCCGATGCTCCAGTCCTACATCGAAGGCTTGCTGATGTACGGCCTGATGCTCGAAGAGGAAGATCAGTTGCTGAACGGCAATGGCACCAGCGGCAACCTGTCTGGCGTTCTGAACTCCGGCAACTTCACCGCCTTCACCGCAGCCGTATCGGGTGACACCGATATCGACACCATCCGCCGCGCCATCGGCCAGTTGCAGGGCACGAACAACATGCCGTCTGCGATTGTGCTGAACCCGGCGAACTGGACTGGCATAGAACTGACGAAAACGCAGGATAACGCCTACGTGTTCGCCAACCCGACCAGCATGGCGGGCCCGATGCTGTGGGGTTTGCCGGTGATTGCGACAACCGCAATTGCCGCTAACACGTTCCTTATCGGTGACTTCAACATCGGCGCACAGGTATGGGATCGTGAGCAGGCGAGCGTGTCTGTGTCTTTGGAAGATGGCAACAACTTCCAGAAAAACATGGTCACCATTCTTGCCGAAGAGCGGCTGGCGCTGACGGTTTACCGTCCGTCTGCCTTCGTGTCTGGCAGCATCTAACAGCAAGTGATATAACGAGAGGGCCGGGCAACCGGCCCTTTTCGTCTGTGGAGGAAACGTGAAGCAAATCAGAATCCTTGGGAACTGCCAGCACTGGCGTCTTGGCACCTTGTCTCGCAAGTCAGGCCCGCATGGTAATGGTGTGATGTGGCTGGACGATTCGATTGCTGCCGAATTGATTGCTGCTGGCGCGGCTATATCCATGCAGGCCGAGGCCACAGCAACGGCCCCAAAGCCGAAGGCCGGTGGCGAGGCGCAACCGTTGTCTGTATCGCCTCCGGCCCCAGTCTTTCCGCCGATGATTGCGAAACCGTCCGACGTTGGCGGCTACGAGACGAAGGTAGAGGAACCGCCGAAACGGCGCAGGGGCAGGAAGCCGAAAGGCGAGTCATTGTTGTAAACGACAACTACCGGCTGTGTCCGTGGGCTGACGTTGTGTATGCCTGCGATGCACCGTGGTACAAGCGCCACATTGACGTGCTGCGGCGAGACTTTGCCGGCGAGATGTGGACGCAGGACATGGGCGCCGCTCGGGATTACAAGTTGAACCACATCACGGCACAGTCGCGCGAGGGGCTATGCCTTGAGCAAGATATGATCTTCCACGGCAACAACTCCGGGTATCAGGCCGTCGGATTGGCCTATACATGGGGTGCGGCTCGGGTGGTATTGTTGGGATACGACTGCCAGTTCACAGGCGGGAAGCGGCATTGGTTTGGTGACCATCCGCGAGGACTGAACAACGCCACAGGGCTGGCTTGCTGGCAGCGGGCTTTCCCGAAATTGGCACGCGATGCTGAAAAGGTCGGGCTAGAGATTGTCAACGCATCGCGGGAAACCGCGCTGACGTGCTTCCCACGGATGAGGTTAGAGGATGCGTTGCATAATCGTCGGTGACGGCCCGAGCGCGGCTGGTTTTGTGCCGCCGGATGGTGTGCCGGTCATTGCCGTCAAGCGTGCGATCACTTGGCTGCCGCGTGCGGATTACTGGTTTTCTCTTGACCCTAATCCGGCATCGTTCGACCTGATGCGCAAGCAACGCGCCGGCGTGACGTATTACTGCGCCTGCGATGACGCAACGGCGCTGCCTGCTGGCGTGCAGCGGCTGCGTCGTATCGTCTGGCATGGGGCGGAACCGCTGCCACGATATACGCCCGCGTGGTGGTTCTGGCGGTGGGGCTGCGTTGCCGGATTGTGCGAGGACCCCGGCGCGGTGCATACCGGCAACAGCGGATGGGGTGCGCTCGGGCTGGCGTATCATCTAGGGTTCCGGCATGTTCTGCTAGTCGGCATTGACGGCACGCAGACGGCCCGTGTTAGCGACGGGAAGCAGCCCAACGACATGTCACACCTGCCGATGCTGTTCGAGTCTGCGCGCTGTCAGGTAGACATACGGACCGTCAGTGCGCTTGGCGCTATCCAGCGCACAACCGTTGAGCAATGGCTAGGGGATACAGAATGATCGTTTACGGCGTTGACCTGTACGATGACGGTGACCGGGTGGTATTCAACTACCGTCGCGACGGTTTGTTTGAGCCTAAAAGCATCGCCGAGTGGCGTGCCGCATTGAAGCCCGGCGAGGTCGCCATAGATGTCGGATCATACTCCGGCCTGTATGCGATCATTGCCGCGAAGGCCGGCTGCACAGCAGTGGCCTACGAACCCAACCCGACGATGTTCAGCCGGCTGCGTGACAACGTAGTGCGGAACATGGTGTCGGTTGATTGCAGCCGGTACGCGATCAGCGACAAGGTAGAGCGGCGCGAGTTCTACACGAAACACGACATGACAAGCGCCGGGCGGTTCAAGCCGCGAGCCGGTGCGCATTGCATACACGTTGACTGCCGACCGCTGACCGAGCCGCGTAAGGTGTGCGCGATCAAGATCGACGTGGAAGGCGCGGAGGCAGCGGTGCTTCGTGGCGCTGAGGCGGTGATTCTGCGCGACCGTCCGGTGGTGATATGCGAGGCACTGACCGATGCGCAGTCAGACGTGCTTACGGCATGGATGGGCGAGCGCGGGTATTCATACAGCAAGGCCGACGGGCGGAATCTGGTATTCACGCATGGGTGATGCCGAACTGGTCAACCTGATACTACAGCGCACGAGGCCATTCATTACCCGCTGCGGCAAGGCCCCGTTGGCACATTGGACACGAACTGGTGATACGTCAGGTCTGGTAATGGCGCTTGGCCCGTCGCGTGACGCCTACATTGCCGAGGCGCTGGCAGAAATCGAGCAAGACGTTGCGGCGTTTATCGAGGCTGCCGGCGACATTCGACCGCGCCGCATTGTGTCAATCGGGCCGGGCAACGGCCATGCTGACGCGCTGCTGTGCCGGCATTACCGTGCGGAATCCGTGTTGCTAATCGACACCGAGTCCGGCGGCATGGGGCACGGGTTTCAGCAACAGGCTGCCGGGTACGCGAGCCTAGCAACGACGGCAAGCCGGATGCCGTGCCATACGCTGACGTGGAACCCTTGCAGCGAGCCGGAACCTGACTATCTGTTTGACCTTGCCGTCTCCATGTACGCGCTCGGGTTTCACTTTCCGGCGGACTCTTACGACTCATTCCTGTTGCGCAATGCCAATGCCGGCGCGGTGCTGATTCACCACGCGCGTGAACCGAAGGGGGCGATCCATGTTCGTTATCTGCGTCCTTAAATCCGGCGGCCCCGACTACGGGCCGGGCAATGTGGAAGCCTTGCGTGATAATCTTGCACGTCATTCCGATGCGCGTCTGGTGTGCTTTTCCGATGTGCCTGTGCCGTGCGAACGAGTTCCGCTGATTCACGACTGGCCGGGATGGTGGTCGAAAATCGAGGCGTTTCGATTCTCCTACCCTGACCCGGTTCTGTACGTTGACCTTGACACTACATTCATCGCAGATCCTGCGCCGTTGCTGCGTGAGCGGTTCACCATGCTTGCGCGCCTGAACAAGCCGGGTGACGTTGGCAGCGGCATCATGTCGTGGCGCGGGGACTACTCGCACGTGTACAGCCGGTTCAAGGCTAACCCGGCACGATTCATTGCCGAGTACAAAACAACCAGCAAGTGGGGCGATCAGGGCTTCATCCGCGACACTATCGGCCTGCCGAATATCGACACCTACAAGGTGAGCGAGTGCGCGTCATATAAAGGGCACTGCACAGCGATGGGCAAGCAGCCATTTGCTATGCCTAGTCCGCGTCCTGTTGTGGTATATTTCCACGGGCGGCCCCGACCTTGGGAAGTGCCGCCTATTCCGGGGGCGTGATGGCTGTTATCTACCGCAGGCTGACCAATCCGACGGCAGAGCCGCTAACGCTGGATGAGGCAAAGGCGCACCTGCGCGTTGAAGTAGACGCAGACGATGACCTGATAACGGCCCTGATTAGCGCCTCCCGTTCGGCTGCGGAGTCTTACTGCAATCGGTCGTTTGCGTCTGCCGAGTTCGCCATCATTGCCGACGAATTCCCGGCGGACGGCAAGGGGCTGGAGATTCTTCCGGACGTTACGTCGCTTGAGTCGTGGACATACCTTGCCGCCGACGGCACCGAGGAATCGGTAGCATCGTCTGACGTGACGGTCGATAATACGCGGCGCGAGATTCGCATGACCGACGCCACGGTGGCGTGGCCGATTGGCGGTTCCCGCCTGACGGTGACCGTCATTGCCGGCCCTGATGCAGGCGCATCGCCTGCCGTGCTGCCTGACCCTGCCGTGCTGGCCGCGATCAAGTTGACGCTTGGTGACCTGTACGAAAACCGGGAAGCGCAGGTAGTCGGTGCCACCATTGTTGAAAACCGCGCCGCTATGGCCCTGCTGACCCCGTACCGCGTAGGGATGGGCATGTAATGGCCGAGTCTCGCCAGCGCAACCGCATCGGCTCACTCCGGCAGCGGGTGACCATTCAGACGCTGACGAAAACCGCCGACGGTCTTGGCGGCTTTACGCACACTTGGGCGGAATTGGCTACCGTATGGGGTGACTTGTTCCCCTTGTCAGGGCGTGAGATTTACGCGCAGGGCCAAGTGCTATCGCCGGTCACGCATAAGTGCATCATCCGCTACCGTGACGACGTGACAACAAAGCACCGGGTTTCCTACGGTGGACAACCGTACAACATCCGCGCCGCGCTGAACCTGAACGCCCGCAGCGAGTGGCTGGAGTTGCACCTAGAGTCCGGGGTGGCAACATGATCGAGATTAAAATCACCGGAACGGCGGAAACCATCGGCAACCTGCGCGATATCACAGGAGAGATTGAGCGCATAGCCGCCGACCAGATCGAAAAGGTATCAGGCCGTGCGTATCGTGCCGTGCAAAAGGTCGTGAACCAGTCCGGCGGCGGCGAGCCATCGCAGCCCGACAACGCCCCGCACAAGGATAGCGGCGACCTGTACGCCTCGCTTTACAAGGAAAAGCAGGGTGAATTGATCGTTCGCATCGGAACACCGTTGGACTACGGCAAGATGCTGGAATATGGCACGCGCCACATGAAGCGCCGCCCGTGGCTTGTCCGTACCGTGATGAAATATCGTAAACAGTTTTATGCCGGCATGAATTCCCGCATCCGCAATGCCGTGAAGAAGATGGGCGTTGAAGGTGCCAAGGTGAGGTTTAAGTAATGCCAGTCGTCAGCCCGTTTGTCATTGTCTCGGAATACAACACGCTTGAGCGGTTGCAGCGCGCTGTTTACCTTGCGCTGACTGGAAGCGAGCGGCTGATGGCTCAGGTCACCGGGGTATATGACGCAACGCCACAAGATGAAGAATTCCCATACGTGACCTTCGCGGCGGACTCAGAAGAACAATGGGACACAGACGATAGCCATGGGTTTGAGGCTGTTGTGGAGATACACACATGGTCAAGATTCAGGGGGCTTGGCGAGACAAAGCGAATACAGCAGGCGATCTATAACGCATTGCATGATGTAAGCCTGACGGTTATAAGGCATAATGTAGTCCTATGCCTGTGGGAATCCGCGCAGCAGTTCGTAGACCCGGACGGGCTAACGCGGCATGGGGTTCAACGGTTCCGGGTAATTCTCGTACAGGAGTAAGGCAATGGCAGAATCAATCGGTCGCTCGCTGACGGTTAGCATCGGGACTTCCCCGGCTGTTGCTATCGCTCGGGTGCAGAACAAATCCATGAGCGTCAACCGTTCGCCGGTAGATATTACCACCGACGACGCGAGCGGCTGGCGCACGTTGCTGGCCGAGGCTGGCACGACGGAAGTCAACGTGTCCGTGGATGGTGTCGCTTACGACAACATTCTGAAAGCGGCATCGTTCGACGTTGACCGTGCGCTTGATACCGTGACCCTGACATGGGATGACGGAAGCACGCTGGTCGGCTCGTTCTTCATCGCGTCCTACGAAGAATCCGGCGCGCATGACGACGCGGTGAAGTTTACCGCCGAGTTCCAGTCAAGCGGCACGATCACCTTCACCGCTGCGAGCGCGTAACCATGCTGACCGGGACAGTCTTAATCCCGTTCGGCGGTGGCGAGCATGACGCGAAGGTGGACATGCGTTGCCTCGCACGGCTTGAAGAAGTCGGCTTGTCTTTTATCAAGACTTGCCGGCTTGTCAATTCCGTGCGGGAGTCCGGTGACTATGAGTCTTTCCCGTTTGCGCGGGTGAGCATGACCATCGGTGCGGTTCTGCGGAATGCCGGCGTCAAGGTTGACGATGATGCTGTTATGACTGAGATGATGGCCGAGCAAGGCGTCATCAATGCCATCGGCGTTATCAACACGATGGCAAACATTGCATTCCCGGAGCGGCCAAGCGCAAAAAAAGACGAAGCGTAGACGCCGAACCGGAGAGCATTGACTGGTCGGCGTTCTACGGTGTGGCGGTTGGGATGTGGAGCGTGCAGCCGAGTGAGTTCTGGCGCATGTCTCCGGTCGAGTTCTGGCTGATTTTCGATGCGCGAAACCCTGTGCCTGTTGGGCCGGACTACGACCAACTGTTAGAGGAATTGAGGGAGGCGCGGCGAAGTGTCGGGAATTAACGTCACCATCGGCGCAAACCCCGCGCCGCTCAAGAAAGGCATTGCCGAGGCCGAGTCTGCCCTGCGCGGATTTGATGGCAAGGCGCGTGAGTCTGTTGCGAATATGGCGAAGATTGGCGCAGCGGCTGTTGCTGCCGGCGCTGCCATCGGCGTGACGTTCGTCAAGAACGCGATGGACGCGATTGATGCGCAGTCGAAATTGGCGCAGCAACTTGCCACGACAAACGGCGAACTGATTGCTATTCAGCGAGCGGCTGACCTTGCTGGCGTTGGCTCCGAAGAAATGGCGGTCAACCTCAAGCGGTTGAACAACACGCTGGGTGAGGCGCAGGCCGGCAGCAAAAAAGCACAGGAGACTATCGCGCAGTTTGGCGTGACCGCTGAAGAAATGGCAAAGATGCCGCTTGCAGATCGGATGCAGTTGCTTGCAACTACGTTCAGCGGAATGAAAGACCAGACGCAGGCTGCGGCACTGGCACAAGACCTGTTTGGGAAAGCCGGCCAGCAAATGCTGCCGATGCTGCAAGACTCTGGAGAGCAGTTGCGCATTGCTGCGGAACAGACAAAGGCTTGGGGCTTGGCCATGTCAGATATCGACGCGGCCAAGGTCGAGGCCGCGAATGATGCCATGTCCAGCATATCGCTGGTGTTCGACGGGTTCGTCAACAGGTTGGCTATCAAGTTCGCACCGCTGATTGAAGGTATCGCAAAGGCATTCGAGGACACTGCGACAGAGACCGGTGGGTTTCAAGGCGCAGCCGAGCGCGTGTTTTCGTTCGTGATTAAGACTGCCGGTTTTGTTGCAGACGCTATCAGAGGAATACAGACCGTGCTGAAAGGCATGGAGGTTATCTGGCACGGTATTACCGTAGCAGTCACGACGGCGGCAAACGTCCTCGCGCATTTCATTGACCTGCTGCCCGGCGTCGACATGTCTGGCGCTATCCGTCAGATCAACATGCTGACAGTCTCCGCAAAGGGTAACTTTGCCGAGGCTCGTGGTGAGTTACACAAACTGATGACCGACCCGATGCCGTCTGTGGCGTTGGATAAGTTCGTTGCTGATGTGGAAAAGGCCAGCACGGAGGCCGCTGCCAAGGCCGTAGAGGCGCGCAACAATGCGGCGGCGACTGCGGTAGATACTGCTGCGCCTGCGGTTGCAGCGGCGACGGCAGCGGCGGAAGCGCCACTAGATACTGCGAAGGCCGATGCCGAGGCTGCTAGGGTTGCACAGGAACAGGCTGCTGCTGCCCAGCGTCGTGCTGCGATGGCTGATGAGATAGCCACCGAAGTCGCAATGGAGTGGGAGAAGCAATCTCTACTCACGCAGGCGACAAAGGCCGGGCAGGAACAGCGGCTGGCATTTGAGAAGATGACCGGCGATGCCCGCGTGAAGCACGTTGCCGGTGCGCTTGCGGAGATGACCGCCAGCACGGCGAACAGCAATAAGAAGATGTTTGAGTTGAACAAGGCTGCTGGCATTACGAACGCCATCATCAACACTTACGAGGGTGTGACAAAGGCGCTTGCGTCATATCCCCCGCCTATTTCGTTTGCGATGGCCGGCGCGCAGTTGGCCGCAGGTATGGCGCAGGTTTCCGCAATCAAAAACCAATCCTTCGGCGGCAAGGGCGGCGGCGGTTCTGTTGCTGCACCAAGCACGATTGCAGGCGGCGGCGGTGGCGCTACTCCGGCGGCGGTTGGCGGCGGCGGCGCGGCGCGTGAGTTTGTTGTCAGCGGAATAAACCCGAACGATATATTCACCGGCGCGCAGTTGGTCGAATTGATAAACCGTGCGCAGCGTGACGGCGCGGTGGTAATGAGGTTCGCGTAATGATTTACGTCAGCACAGGATGGTCTCCAACCGTGACCGCGTACCATCCGCGCATCGGTTGGGATGCGTACAACATTCAGGGCGCTGGCATTATGTCGGCGTCAACGTCTGCGGCTGGATGTGAAGTTGCTGCGCTGGAAAACCCGCTGACCTATGACAAGTGGAAGCCAACCGCGCTGCCGGCATGGTGCGCGCTGGACATTGGCGATACATCGTCAGGCGTGAACTATGTCGGTATCGCGGCGCACACGCTGGAAGGATTCACCGTCAAGATCCAATCCAGCACGGACAACGTGACGTGGACTGACCGCAGCGACCCGCAGACACCTGCCGATAACAGCGCGATTTTGTTCCTGTTCAACGACGTGACGGCCCGCTATTGGCGCGTGTACATCACCGGCACCGGCATACCGTCAATCGGTGTGGTGTATTTCGGTGAAGCCCTAGCAATGGAGCGCGCAATCTATGGCGGCGTGACTCCCATCACGTTGAGCAGGCAGACGATAATCAGCAACAACAAGTCAGACAGCGGGAACTGGCTTGGCCGTTCGATTATCCGTCGCGGGCTTGTCGGTTCTGCATCGTTCAAGAATCTGTCTGGCACGTTCTACCGGACTTACTTCGACCCGTTCGTTCTGTCGGCGCGGCAATATCCGTTCTTTTTTGCATGGCGTCCGACGGTGTTCAATGATGACGTGGCGTATGTGTGGACGCAGGATGACATTGCGCCTGTGAATGGCACACGCACTTTGATGGATGTGTCTTTTGATATGGTCGGCTTCGATGGATGAGAACACTTGCGGCCGCATCCCGCTGGTCATTGTCGAGATAAATCAGGACTTGTGCCAGAACGAATACGGCGTGAGTCCCTGCACGGCTGCTGGCACGTACAAGTGCTTCAAGACGCGGGCGCAGTGTCAGGACACGGCGAACTATAACCGTGGCACGCTGACGCTGCGGTTCAGCGAGAATCACCAAGACGTGCCCGCTGATATGGGCTACGTGATTCCGTCCGTTGAGGGTGTGTCGCTCACTTCGAGCAAGGTCAACATTGCGACAAACAACAAAAACCAAGGCCCGCTAGGCAACCGCGCATCGGCATCGGTGACGTTCGCAGACCATCCCGACCCTGACCGCGTGACCGACCCGTATGTTACGACGCGCAGTTATGACCCGCTAACGCGTGGAACTTTCTGGTCGAAATGGCTTGCGCGCAATCCGTACCATCAAGGGCGGGCGCTGCGGATTTATGAAGGCTACGTAGGTCAGGCAATCAACGCGATGCAGTGCCGGCACTACATTATCGAGCGAATCAGCCCGCCGGATGCTAACGGCAAGGTTGTGGTCACCGGGAAAGACCCGCTTAAACTCGCAGACGGCGACAGGGCAAAGGCGCCACGCCGTTCTACTGGCGTGCTGAATGCGGCGATGAATAACTCGCAGACTAGCCTGACCATCACGGGAGCGTCGCTCACTGACTATCCATCTTCGGGAACGCTGCGCATTGACGATGAGTGCATGACGTATGGCTCGCGGGCGCTGAACAGCGACGGCACTGTCACTTTCTCAACCGTCACACGCGCAACCGATAGCACGACGGCAGCGGCTCACGATGATGACACGCTAGCGCAGTTGTGCTTGCGTTACACGGCGGCTGATTCATGGGATGTAGCCTACGACCTGTTGGTTAATTATGCCGGCGTAAGTTCGGCATTCATCCCGATGTCCGACTGGCAGGCGGTTGGATCGCAGTATCTTTCTGCACTGCCGGTGACAGGGCTAATTACAGAGCCGACTGATGTTGACCTGCTGGTCGGAGAGTTGGGCCGGGATACCCTTTCCTACTACTGGTGGGATGACCGGGAGCAGTTGATACAGTTGTCAGCCATCCGCCCGGCAGCGAGTCCAGACTATTACCTTGACGACGATCAGCACAACATTGCTGACAGTGTGGTTCGGTGGTTTGACAATGACCAACGCATCACCGAGGTATGGACATCCTACCTGCCAAAGTCTGGTGTTTCTGACCGGGAAAAGCCTACCGGATACCAAACGACGCGGGTGCGGATAAGCACGGCGGAAGAATCCGCCGACCTGTACGGGGACGTGAAGATCCGTGAAATAAACAGCCGGTGGATACCGTCGGCTGCCCATGCCATTCAGGTGAATGCCATCATCGGGCAGCGGTTCAAGGACTCGCCTGAGTACCTGAAACTACGGCTGGACGCCAAGGACAGGGCCATCGGCATCGGCAGCATTCTGGCCGTGGCGAACCGCAACATCGTTGACGAGTTCGGCGCACCCGTTTACCGCCGGTTTGAGGTAATATCCGCAAAGGAAATCAAGGCCGGCGAGTTGGTAGAACTGGAAGCGGTATCGTTCCAGTACGTCGGCAACGCGGGCAACTGGATGGAGTCTGACGCGACGGATTATTCCGTGGCCACGACGCTGGAAAAGGACACCGGGTTCTATTGGTCTGAAGATAACGGCTTCATGCCGGACGGGACGCAGGGGTATAACTGGCAATGACCGCATCATGGACAGACATACCTGACGCAAACCTAGAGCCGGGGAAGCCGGCAAGGTCTGTTGACGCGTTGGCGCTTCGTGATAACCCGCAGGCAATAGCGCAACGCGGCTCAGGCGCTCCGATTGTTCAGGTCCCGGTACGTGTACAGAAAAATCCCGGTGACGTGTCGTGGTCGTGGCCGGACGGGGTGACCGCCGCGATGTTTATCATGCAGGGCGGGGGTGGAGGTGGTTCTAGCGGGGCGGGGCCGACCGCTGGTGCCGGCGGGGACTCTACAGTCACATACGATGGTGTAACGTATACCGCGAACGGCGGAAGCGGCGGAAGCGGCGCGTCTACCATAGGCTCGGCTGGCAGTGGTGGAAACTGCCCGATTAAAGAAAGCGGGCGCGCCAACGGTTCGTCACGGCTCGGGGATTACGTCGAGTTTGCTCCGGGGTTTTTCGGGTACGGCGGGGCCGG